TTTCTTTCCGTAGTGGTGGAGGTGGTCAAAAGTTAGCTTATGTTGAAAGCTGGCACGTCATACAAGAGGCCAACCGCATCTTTGGTTTTGATGGCTGGTCATCTGAAACTATAGAAACATCTTTAGTTTTTGAAGATCCAAAATGTGTTTCTTATATTGCAAAGGTAAGAATTACAGTCGGTAATGTTATCCGAGAAGGAACTGGGGCTGGGCATGGCCGTATGGGTGGTGTTGGTGATAAGCATGAATCAGCAATCAAAGAGGCTGAGAGTGACGCTAGAAAACGTGCATTAATGCAATTTGGAGATTCCTTTGGCCTTTCTTTATACGATAAAGACAAGGCATGGTTAAAAACTGAGGACAGCAAACCAGCTACCACCTCAAGCAATAAACCGATAGAAAGATCTGAAAGTGATAAGTTTATTCGTGAATGTGAAGCCTTCATTAATAAGCCTGCTAACAAAGATAAGCTTGGTTTATTAAAAACAAATATCTCAAAACGATATGAAACTAAAGCTATTAGTGAAAATCAAAGAGATAATTTATTAACTCTTATTTTAGAGAAGGAGGATTCATGAGCAATGAACTTATAACCTCAGACCAATTAGCTGAAGAGCTTGGTGTTAAACCTCAAACTGTGCGACTTTGGAGAACCAAAACACGCAGGGGGCACCCCAGTGGCCCTAAATGGACTGTCATCCTTAATAACACTATTCGATACAACCGAGAAGATATTGAAGATTGGCAGAACAAACCTAACAACCCTATTTAAAAAATTTATTATGTTAAACGTAACAGCCGTTGGCAATCTAGCCTCAGATCCAGTTCAGAAAGAAACTGCAAAAGGAACAAAAGTGACTAGCTTTACTTTACTTACAAATGATCAAGATACTACGACACAGTTTGATTGTGCTGTATGGGGAAATCGTGGTGATGTAATTGCAAACTATGTAAAGAAAGGCAATCAAATTACTGTTGTTGGTCGTGGCAAGTTAAAAACCTTTGAGAAAAGGGATGGAAGTACTGGAGCAGCGATTGAGATTAATGTTGATAATTTCACATTACCAGTAAGAAGCAGAGACTTCGAGGCGATCCCAGCTTAAGTTATAGGGGCATTTTGCCCCTTTTTTTATGACAACAGCCGAAAAGATTGCCGCAGCAAAAAAACGCATTGCTGAATTAAAACGACTCATTAAATTATGGACACAGAAAAACTAATAGAAAACTACCAGCACCAACTTGCAGAACTGCAAAATCAATTCTGGTTTAATAATTTAGATATGAAAGAATATTGTGTCAGATATGATGCTATTAAGAAACGAATCAATGAATTAGAAGATGAAAAGAGAAGAACATCCATCTGGGAAAAAATTAAAATTTTTGCAAGAAAACAGAAGAAAAAACTTAGTAAGATTATTACTTGATGTTGAACTTCGTGGGGTGGATCATAAGATCTATATAACAAAAGATTTTAGAGCCGATTTGACTGTTAATGATGGAAACTGGATTAATGACCATATCAGGACTGCTATTGTTAAACATAATTATGAGATAAATAAAATACCAAAACTACAGGTAAAAGATTTTACCGCCAAAGAAATCAAAGCTTACGAAAATTCAAAATGCCAGTAGGACAAAAATTTAAAATCAACCAATCTGTAAAAAGAAACCATACTATTGGACATTCTGCTGGAAAATACAAGCAGTATGTTGGAACAGTTAGAGAAGCTTTGACAAGAAAAAATAAACTTGGAGTTGCTCAGTATTATTACAAAGTTTTTTGGGAGGATGGAAGGTTATCTGAACACGCTCAACACAGCCTTAAGTCTTTTCCATAATGTTTTTTTTCTTGTTTGTTTTATAACGTGTAAAGCTTCAAGTTCTGCTAATCGTCCTAACATACCAGCCAAGAATACATCTTGTTTCATTTGATATCTAATTAAATGAGTACAATATTTTTTTACCTCATCAAAGTTTTTACTATTCATAACTTCTCTGCATCTCATCTCAACAGATAATTCAAGTTCTGGTGGTGGGGTTTCAAGTTCTATATTGAAAAAGCTTTCTTGTGTCATTTGACAGGAAATAATTTTTCTTCAATCATCTTGACTATGGCATCGTCTATATCATTATCTGATTTGGCTGCTAACTCTTGTAAGAGCGACAATGCAGCCTTGCGTAAGGATTCAGATTTACCAAATTTGATAAACAATCCAATTAGAAACTTAGACATAATTTTTGTGTTACTTTCCAAACATACCAATATTTGCTATTTTTGGCTAACTACCTATATTAGCCTTAAAACGCTATCTCCTCACACATTTAGGTAGTTACTTTTTATGGAAGATCAAGAACCAAGCAAAGTAGAAACCATTGTAAAAATCTGTATTCTGATTTGGTCGGCAACGCTCTTAAGCCTTTCATACTATGAACCAGCAGACGGCAAAAAGATTGTAGATTTTGACCCGACATTTATTGCAAGTATTTTCAGCGCATCAACCGCTTCGCTTGGTTTATCTATCAAAGGTAATAGAAATAACAAACAAAAAGACGTTATAGTAGATAATAAGAACAATAATGTGGGTATTAAATGAAAAAACTGCTACTTATTGCCTGTTTTATGCTCCCTTCAGCCACTTTTGCTGACATTACGCAGAAGTTTACAACATCTGCACAAATTACTGTGGATATGCCATATAGCGTTACAAATAAACTTGGTACTACTTATTCTTTGTCAGGAAATAATATTACTCCATCTGTAACTTCTGGTGGGAGTACTACTTCGGGTGCAATTGGAGGGTTAAATGTTGGATCGTTGACTGATTCAGTGCCTGCTTTGATACAGACTGATAAGGCTATTACAAGTGCTGGCTCTGCCTTTTCTTTAACAGAATCACTAACAGTAGGTGATGCAACACCATCTGCTATAACACCATCCTCAGGTATTTCCGCTTTACCTCATCTTGGAGGACAGACAACAGTAGGATCAGGTGGTACAGCAGGGTCTTTAGGTATGACAAGTTTATCCAGTGGAGTTCATACTTGCACAGCAGGAGGTAGTGGTACTAGCTGTATTGGACAAACAACAGTAACGATTACCATTGATTAAATTTTGGCTGCTATTAATAATATTATTTCCTGTCAAAATCCTTGCAAACCCAGTCATACCAACGTTTCGCACAGGATCTTCAAGTACAAATTCCACTTCCCAAAGTGTAGTAACAGAAAATATCACCAGCTATCAATACCGCACAGGTTATTCTGTGAGTGTTTCAGGGCATAATATTGAAAGTAATGACATTAATGGCTATATCAATTCAATCCCTACAGCAGAATCTACACAGACAGTTAATGGTATTAATTTTTCATATACAAGTCCAAATCTTGAAGGTGTCCCAAGATGGAAAATAGTAAACGAGGGTCAACCATTCAGTTTGGTAGAAACAGTTATAGGCAGTGGAATCGACACAATAACAACAATAAACCGCACCATAAACACCACAACAACAACAACTGTAGAAACTACCTTTGGGCAATAGCTCTGATTCTTTGCCCTACAAGGGTTTTGGCTAATACGACAGTCGCATCGCCCTCCAGTAATGCACAGGGAACAGTCAATAATAATGCAACCATGATAGCTCCACAATCTACACCAGTTTTTAGAATGTCTCAGGGGATAATATGTAGCTCTCCAAGTCTTACAATTACTCCTTACGTTACAGATGCTTGGTCTTTTAACACCCCAAAAGAAACTGTGACAAGACAAAATATTTATGATGAAGATACTGGCGAGATCAAATATGTACAAGAAACCCCTAGATTTGAAAAAGAAAATTTTAATTTAAATTATGGAATATCTGCACAAATAACTGTGCCTTTAGGTAAAGCACCAGAATTATGTCTGAAAGCTACAGAGGTAAATATAAAAAATCAAGAATTGTTATATCAAAAAACCCTGTTAGAGACTGCCATGTTTCGTTTGAAGCTCTGCGGTGAGCAAGCTAATTTAGGTGTACGTTTCGTGGGCAAGTATGCAAGTATTTGTGAAGGGATAGAAGTAGCAATACCACCAAATCAAGTTATACCACATACACATAAATTAGAAACTAAGTAGATTTGTCTTTTTTCTTTGTCAGTTTTTTTATAGCATTTTTCACTAATGGTTTTATAGCATTGAGAATGAGAGGAGATGTCGCAGCGATAATACTAATGGTAGCCACATTAAGAGCAGCACTAGGAGAAGGAAGAAAAGAATCAACAAATGTGACTGATTCGTATTCCGTGATACATTCAATACCATCTGATCCTCTCCTATAAGATTTAATTCTTTCAGTGCGAGCCTCTGAAGTATATTCCCCAATTCTACGATCATTTTTGTCAGGGCAATCAGGAATTAAAGGTTCTTCATCTTTTTTTTTTGGTATTTCTGTTTTTGGTGGTTTCCCCTCTGGTAACTTTTCTTGCTCTGTAACTGGTGCTGCCTGTTCTGTAATAATTAAATTTTGCGCATCATAAATTAAAGGTGTAAATGATGGAAAGGGGCAATCTGTTATAACACCATTAGGATCATCTAATATAAGATTTCTGTTGCCTGTATTTCTTGTATCTCGATGGTAATAATTACAGCCAATAACATTAATTTCTGGAATTACTATTTCTGGTATGACAATCTCTGGTATTTCCATTAAAGTGGCAATGATTTACCAGTAGATGTTGGTAGTTTTTTATCAATCTGTGTTGGTAAAATCTCTGTCACTCTTTCCATAACTTCATTCATTACTCTCGTCTTAAATTGTTCTGAAGAAAAATACTTGTAAGCATAGACGCCACCGCCTAACATTGACGTTGAAATAATAAAACTTAAAATAGATAATATTTGAGAGATTTTTGCCATGAGAGAAGCTTTTGCTAAAGCATTAGTACCTGTGACCATTATAACTTTCTGCTCTATTTGTGCATTAGCTCCTCTCTATGTATCACTGTCAATGATGACTAGAACTTATACTTCAAACCAACCTTAGTTCCATAGCTGTTAGTGTCGTCTGTAACGATAGAAAATTCTCCGTAAACATCAATATTTTTTGATGCAACTACATTACCACCAACTTTACCAGAGAAGTTTGTTTCTGAATCTGCATTATCAGGGTTGTTTAGATATGCTCCACCTTGTATGTAGTAACTACCAAAAGCGTTACCATTCTCATAACCAAGATGCAAGTCAGTACCAGAGCCAGTGTAGTCTTTGCCTGTATAAGAACCATTGTTCTCTACGTTTACATAGAAACCAGCAAAGGCGGGTGTTGATAGTGCTGAAGCAGCAGCTATTGTTAGTACTTTTTTAAGCATTATTAAAAAGAATAAAGCTCAATAATAATCGTTTTTATATAAAATTCAACTTTCGGGTGTTTCTGTTTGTGGTTCGTCCTCTTTATTTTGCTCATCAATCTGTTGTTGAAGTATCTTCATTGCACCAGTAAGTTCATGCAAAGCAACAACTAACTGTTCTCTTTCAACAGCTAATTGTGTAAGTTTTTCCTGTAAATTCATTTATTCGTAAACTTTTTTACCATCAGTGATTGCTTTATCTATATCTGTAAAAGATTCAGATG